CAGGATTAGTTTCAATAGATAGCTTACCACCTTTAACAAGAGAAGTAACTTTAGTAACATTAAAAGCTTTAAACAATCCTTTAGGTCCTGCATACTGTATAGTAGTATCCGAGAACTTAGGCTTCATGTTATTAGTATCAATGATCTTAGAAATCTGACGCAGTGCTGAATTGTCTCCTCTTATAGAATCAGTTAATACATCTCTGCATGCCTTAATCCATTCTAAGAAGTCAGTACTTTGTAACTGATCTTGTACTAAATCAACAGCTTCTTCTGCAGCTTGAAAGATAAGGTCTTGAACAAACTTCTTAGTATGCTCATTCCATATAACTTTCTCACGAGAAGGAGTAACCTCTACACCCTCTTGAAGGACTATTTCTTTACCTGTTTCGTCTTTTAAGACTTGACGCATAGGACATTTAAGACCTACAGAGCCCCACAGTTGTTCCATCTCAAGCTCTCTGAAGTCTACATACCCATAGTTAATACCTGTGGTTGCCCCAGGAGCTTTTACTATTACAATATGAGGTCTAGAGTACATATAGTTATCTGCTACAAGTAAAGAATTAGAGTTGTATATTACCTCAGATAAAAAACTTCTAGGAGATACAAATCCATCTTCATGAATAACTTCAAACTTAACGTTGCTTAAATACATAAGCTGCTCTTCAACAGCTTCTTCAAACCTGTTACGATTGTGTTTCTTAACCCCAAATGATATCTCTGTGTAATTAAACTCTAAAGTCTCTTCATAATGAACTTTAGTACCATCAGAAAATGTAATGAATGGATTAAACGAAGGCACATTAAACTTAGTAGTATACGGATAACAGCTTAGTTTAAACTTCTTTCCGTTGTGCACGGTAGTAATGTTATAGAAATCTACACCTGTAGACAAAGCTACCTTAGCACCTAAACCAAACGCACCGAAGTTCTCAGAAGTATTACGCTTAGTTGAATAACCTAGCTCTAGGATACCTTCTAATCGTCTTTCCCCAATCCCAACACCATAGTCTGTTACACTAAACGTATCGCAGAAACCTATTCCTTCGTTTCTTTTATACTTAATGTCTATGTAATTCTTTATTTGATTGAGTGTTTCTAACTTATAATAAGTAGGATCGAAATTAGAGTCAGTATATGCCTCACCGTTCCTTTCTATATAATAATCTGCACTGGTTTTATAACCTTTCAATATTTCTACAGCCATTTCTTTCTCCCGTTGTGAATCGCAGGCGTTTGTCACCAGCTCACGTACAGTTGAAGGTATAGGCGTAGAGTATTGCGTAGACTGTAAGATGTCAAACACCATCTTTTCAGCACCTTTATTGATCTTTTTGGCAACACCACCTGTGTTTGTGGTAACACTGCCGTCAATAGTTTTTATACTCATGATTTAATTATTTAAAATGAAAAAACCCCAGCTATTAACTGGGGCTTTACGATTAGTATTTAATATTATTTATAAAACAGTAGCTGTTGGGGACATAATCTCCAATATTTCTGCAACTGTAGTTATGTTTTGTCCTTGATTTCTAGGAACAAATACTACAGGTGGATCTTCTTGTTTCATCATTAGGTCTAAGAACATCTTCCATTTTAATGGAAAACGTTCGTTCGCATATCCTTTGCATTCTATAATCCACTTACCGTGTGGATCTACAAAATCAGGGGTATACGTAATATCTCGAACTTTATGTTTAAGCTTATCTTGATAACCTGTCTTACCATTATCTTCATATCTACTTGCAGGGTAATGAAACCCTTCTAATAGTACATACTTATGCTTTTCGTAGTCACATGCAATACCTGCATCCCTTAGCATACGATAACAATGAGCCTCTAATTTAGAACGGAATTTGATCCCGTCCACTTCTGTCGGCTTCGACTTTATCTTTGAGCCCCTTTTGGCTCGTCCTTTCCATGTTCTTGATGACATTCTGTGCTTCTTTTAAACTGTGATTTTTTACTAAGTCTGATATATCCTTTGACTTATATTTGTCAGGAATACATAGATTTAATAAACCAAACTTACGACAAATTTTCTTAGCCATCGTTTGCCCAGGATTATTGGACTTATGATAGTCATTGTCGTAAAGTACAGTTATTTTTTCGAAGCGCGTTTGGATTTCCTTAATGGTTGCTTCACTTGGCACAAGCATTTCTGATTGTAAAGCAAAGGATGGATAACCAAAAGACGCCAAGCACATGATATCCTTGAGGGAACTTGTGAGAAATATTTCCCCACCAGTCTCAGGAAGTTGATTATATCCTTGAACGCAGCTGCTACCCACGTTAGAACTCCATTTAAAATCTTCTTCAAGAGGACGATAAATCTTATAACCGCAGTCAAAGCGGTAACGATAGCTGATACTATCACACGAAAAACGTTTTTCATTAATCCAATAGTGTGTTATAGGTAAAACATCAAATATACAAAGAATTCGTTTACTTATATTAAACTGTTTCCAGAAAGTAGCGTCTTCTTTATCCCAATTTCTAAGTCTAACTTTAATAAGAGCAGGTACATGTTCTATTAACGTTGGTTCTTTTTCCATCTTTGGTACAGCCCGTGGTATATGTACACCACCAGAAAGCCCCAAATTAAAACTCCCATCAATATGCCTAAGTGTTTCACGAAAATTTAATTTATATTTATAACTAATATATGAGAAACAATCAAAACTATGTTCTTCAGGATAACCAAAATCTGTGTAACGTAATCTACCGTTAATCAAAGCTATGGAAACTGTAGGATTATTATCCTTGCGAAGATCACTTTTAAACTTTTTATTAAGTTCTTGAAAAGTAGAGCAGTAGTATTTAAATATCTGGTATTCAGATACTTTACTAAGTAGCACATCTTTTGTTAAGCTATCTTCGCTATGTCTTGTATGTATCATAATAAATAAAAGGAGGTGCGCTAGATGTCTTAGTAGGGAATACCCATACCTCCTATATTATTTATAACCAATCATTAGTAACTGGGGCTGCAGCACCTACACCTTCTGCCGTAGGGGTTACAACTTCAGGACTATAACTCTGTAAGAGTAAATCAGAATTATACTCAGCGTTAAACGTACCATACTCATCATTCAATGAACGGACAAATACATCATCACGCTTAGGCTTAAGACGCCCAAAGCAACGATTGTATACCTGTTGGTACTTACCATCTTTAACCCCTAACATAACTCTAAGCTTGTTATCTACTAACGAAGCTGATAAATCCTTCAGCTCTTTTACATTGCCTTTGACAATCTCATCAATAGTTTCAAAGTAACACTCTCCATCGCTAGGAATATTAGCCCAAGCTTTTACAAAATTGATAAGAGTTTCTTCACCGGGATACGTACGACGTATACCGTCAGTCTTAAACCAATCAGGTGCAGACTCAGGTTTTGTAGCCCAAGTTACTTGTCCGAAATTATTAGTAATCTGAAATTTCCCAGTTTTAGATGCAGGACGAACCTCATCACCAATAAGAATTTCTATTTTAGTGTTAAAATTATGCTCGTCATTCTTAATCCAGAATACGATTTTATTTTTAACATTATCCCCAAGCTGAATACCTGTATAATTAGGTTCAGTCTTCATTTGGATCCCAAGAGAATTGAGTTCCGCAAGGTTAGGGTTAACTGCAATTACAGATACAGGTGCAATACCTGTGAATAGGGGAATACCTCCCCCGCTTACTTCCTTGTCGGAAGAATTAGATTGAATAGCCATTAGTCTTGAATTTCTGTGTTATATGAATTATTATCTCCTTTGTAATCTAGTCCTTCCTCTACTCTTGTTTGGTTGTCCCATTGTTCCGAGCTTGGAAAGCTTTGAACATCTACAACTGCAGTTACATTCTCTGCTTCTACAGGAATACTAGTTTGATTAACATCTACAGTATCATCTATAAGTTGCACACGTATTACTTGATGTTTCTTAACTCTAAGTTTCTTTAATTTAGGATGAGAAAATACCATCTTTAATTCTGCTGCAGTTAATCCGTACTTCTTACGTATACCCGCACGGTCTATACCGTTGCCGAGATCCATTACTATTTGTGACACCGTTAAAGTTTGGGGTGTTTCTTCTTGAGTTACCTCCGGGGTAACCTCTACTCTTGCGTCAAATGACATGTTTAATTAATTAATCGATAAAAATATTTGTCCACTCTAATTTAGCATCTAGTCCTCTTAGATGCTCACAACGTGAACCTGCTGTGTCGTCGTTTGTTGAGTCAAACGAAATCTTAGTTGCACCGTCTCCCCTGTACACATAGCCGATAGCGTCAGAGTTTGCACATGCAATTTCTCTTAGCTTACCAGACAGTGACAAATCGTTAGCTTTAACCTCCTTACCATTTTTAGTTAGGTACTTGTCTTTCAAGTGACCTACAAAAATAACATGAGGAGCCAACTGCGATAAACGGTTAAACCATTTCATAAAAGCCCTACGTAAATACAAGTAACCTGCCCCATTAGGGAGAGTTAACACAGATAAACCTTTATTGTCTTTATCAAAGTTTTTACCCATTGGGGTAAGTCTGTATAACTGTTTAGCATCTTCTTCACACCACACCTCAAGTTGAGTAATAGTGTCAATAGCAATGTATTTATAAGGTTTTCCTTCGCTAATAATAGTCTTCCCAATCTCAGCAAGCTCAGCGAGGGAGTTTGCTTTGACCTTAAGAGCGTTTACCATGTCAGACCCATCTTCTAGGTCAATGATAAGACAACCCTCAAGTTCTGAGAGAGACGTGGTCTTCCCAATTTTGGGAGCACCATATATAATCATGTTTTTTGGTGATTTGCGAGATGCTTTAATCACATTTGTGGGTAATTCCATTAAATAAAGGAGTTATAATTTAATTTATAATAATCAAACCAATGAGCTACTCGTTTTTTAGGAGCAGGCTTGGTAACTGTTTCTCGTTTCTTTTTTAGAGTCGCTCTTCTACGACTTAGTTTTTCTTTCATTAATAGTAAATGTTGATAAATCTGTTTCAAATGGTATCATACCTAATAACCCATCTCTATTCTTTTCAATATGCACTGCCATCAATCCTATTGGATCTTCATCGCAATACTTATCAGTAATTCCATATAAATCATACGGACGTTGCAGCATCATTACTACGTGTGCGTCTTGACCAATAGAATCACCCCCAAATAAATCTGTTAATAAAGGTTGATACTGTTGTTTAGCTCTGTACTCCTGTTCAATATTTCTATTAAGCTGAGATAAAAGTATAGTAATGCACCCCATCTTAGCTTGTAAAAACATACAGGACTTAGATAATACATTAAGTCTTTGTAATTCTGTCTCTGCCTTACCAATAACTAGCCGAGAATGATCAATGAGATTAATAACACGAGCACTAGGGTGACGTGTAAATACTTGCTCATTAATCTTTGTAATCGATTCCATATCTTTAGGTATGGAGCAGAAGTATATAGGATATTTCTTATACTTCTGTACTGCATTTATATATGCTTCGTATTTATCCTTTGCAAGTTTCTGTTCTACAGATAATAATTCAAAGGTTTGAAGCTTAGTGTCCTTAGAACCAGCTCTTAATATTTGCTGTTCCCCAGGCATCTCAAAGCTCCAATACAATACAATCATTTCTTTCCCTATATTCTTATCTAAAACGTCAAAGATTAATTGGTTTGAGAAAGCTGATTTGCCTACACCAGGCCGTCCTGCTACAACATACATCTTACCAGGCTGCAGTCCGCCCATAAGATTTCTATTCAGTCTGTCCCACTTAGTAGGGAATATAGAGCGTCTGCCCTGCATTCCTGTATTAACGTCTCTAATAGAACGTTCAACTGATTTAGAAATGTGCCGCAATGCAGAGATATTAGTAATATCATAGCTTGCGTGTAATTCTTCTTTTCTCTTCGGGAGATCCTTCATGTTCTATGTCTTCATATTTCTCCCATGTATAGTTATTTATCCAAGTTGGNAGCATCTGCATCCAACCCAAGGAGTCAGAAGACTTCCTTATCACTAGTTCACTCTGTAAATTTTTGATTATTCTATCGTGGAGCATTTTACTACCATTGAGAATCTTTTTATATTTCTCTTTGGCTTTGTCATTGGCTTTAGCGTGTGCATCTTTAGCACGTAATACTCGCGTATTTCCATTATTATATACTCTAATAGGAAAGTGGGAGAGAAGCTCAGACCATAGTTGATCGAAAGAAGTCTGGAATAAATCCAAGAATTTCTGTCGTATTATATGGTCTTGAGTCTCCTCCCCCAGCTTTATTAAACCTTTGGTTTGCAGAGAGTTTGTGTTTGGTTTTAGCTCTAACTTTTCTATTAAATCATAACACTCACTATACAAGAGATACAAATATAAGAAATCATCTGCAGTTATCCCAAATTTTTCAAGAGTTTCTGTATTAATTTCTAATATCATATCAATTATTTAAACACTACGGTTATTTCTGTACCTTTTACTGTTATAGTCATGTTATCTGACTTTTTCATAACCTCAAACATAGCATCTTTGAAAGAATCTTTTTTCAAACCTTTTTTAAAAGCTGTCTTTTCAGATTCTGAAGGCCAATCGTGTGAAGGCGCTTTGTCCATAACTATTTTTTTGTTCTGTGAACGCATAGTATAATACTTCTGAGCAATACCATTAGCAGTTAGTTTAGACACTGCTGCATGAGAAAAAACCTGTTGGAAATCTTTTCGTAAGATTTTAGCTGTTTTCTCTTTGCTTTGATCTTTAGGAGCGTTTTTATACGCTTTTAGTATCATTTGCTCCATTTTAATACTATATCTTTTAGTATTTTTCATTATTAAAATGTATTGTGAGATCTACGTCTCGGTTTATATTATTTAATCCTTTAATAGCATTGTTAAGCCATTTTTCTTCTTGAGAGTCTTTTACATATAGAATATAGATCTTCCCGATCTTATCCCCATCTTTCCTAATAAGTCTACCGATACGCTGTATCATAGGTAAAGCCTTACTATCTAGCCCAGCTATAATCCCAACCTCTGCATTCTTTACATCGAATCCTTGGTTGAGAGATTTAGTTGAACATAGTACATTGATATCCCCGTTTCTAAAATTTTCTAACGCTTTTTCACGTTGTTTCTTAGTTTTTCTACTGTGATATACAGCTGAGTTATCAATACAATCACACATTAAATCTGTAAAATCATTAGAACCTGCAAAAGTTAGTATTTTCTTGTCCTCATATTGTTTTATAATTTCTACAGCTTTATCTATCTTATTTTCAGCATGTTGTACTACATGTTTTCTTTTACGAATAGCATTATAAAACTGAGCAGCTGCACCTTTGTTTCCTGACATTTTACCTGATAGTATCATTTGAGCATTTTGAAATGCATTGAATCCACCAAGAATGTATTTCATTCTTACAAATAAAGTATTAGCAGCTTTATAATCTTTTTGTTCTTCTTCCGTAAGAGACACAGGAATACAGTATACTTCGTAAGGAGCCACCAATCCTTTATCTACACATACATCTAAGGATATAGTATAGACAGGTTTAGCTAAGTTTACGAGCACAGCTTTGTATTCATCTTCCTCTGGGAGAGTAGCTGTTAAGCATAGTATCCTTTCAAAAGAATTTTGATCAAAGAATTTTCTGTATATAGGGCTAAGACCTAGGTGAACCTCATCACATACTACAATACAATACTCCTCATCAAATAGTTTGTGAGCTGATTGATAGCATATGATTTGAATTCTATCTAGATATTCTGCGTATCCCCATTTAATAAATTCTTCTTCAAACTGATCCTGTAATTGATTTGTAGGTACAAGTACAAGAGCATCCAACGTAGTATTTTTCTTAAGAGAATTAATAGTAGCCATAACACCCACCCTAGACTTCCCAAAGCCAGTACCAGCGATAACGCTACCTTTATACCCGGCTTTAGCCCAAGAGTTGAGGGCCTTACGCTGTTCTTCATCTTTTATTTTGATTATTTCTAATTGTTCCATCACCGATCATCATTTGGATTATATCTACCACCTCCGTCTCGTTCGTATTCTAATAAAGATTGTTCGAGTTCTTCAGTATCTACCCATGTAATTTTATGACTTATAATCTTAAGTTCATCACCTTCAGGAGGCTCATCGTAAGACCCAGGACTACCAGGTATGTATTCGTAAAAAAATACAACTTCTAAACTTCCTCCTTCAAATTCTAACTCTACGATATGCATATTTTCATTTTTATTCTTCATAATTTATTCTAATTGATTAAGAATTTTCTTTCTAAGGTTTTTTCTACCCCCCATGTTAATTCTTTCATGTTCTAATAATTTAATGTTTAATTTAATGACTTGTCTTCGGAGATAGTTTATCTCATTTCTAAGATTATCCTGCTCCATTTTAATACGTTCAATATCAAACGTTAACGTTGGATCTGAATTACTCATTACTTTTTAATTTAATTACATGTGCTAAACACTGTTTTTAACTTCACGCATTCCCATGTTGAGGTTTTCTTCGTGCCCTTCTAAGGCATTTAGAAGAACTCTAGTTCTACGTTGAAGAGCTTGAAACTGATCTTGTAATTTTTCTTCATCTCGCACACTTTTGTTGATCAAGAAAGTTCCACTAACTGCAGAATATAATCTCCTATATTCCGGTTCCCCCATGTGGATAGGGTGTTGTCTTTCATAGTATATTATGCTTGAATGATCTTTGTCTATAACTTTACCTACTTGATAACAAGTAAGCCCAAGATGCTTACGCATTACATTAACTAAAATCTTTCTTGCATCTACTAAATATCTACTTCGATTAGTAGATAATATCTGCTTGTATGTAACACCTGTTATAATTTCTACAGATGATATCAATTGTTCTACATCATCTTGTAGTTCTACATTTAATTCTTCTACTGCTACTCCCATTATGTTTGGTTTTAATGTGTTAATAAATAATGTACTCTCGCTGGGACTCGAACCCAGGACCCTCTCATTAAAAGTGAGATGCTCTAACCAGCTGAGCTACGAAAGCATATATTACGACAGCTCTTCTTCGATAGTATCATCTATAACTTGTATAACTTTGTTTACTAGTATACTTACGTCATTAGCAACTTCTACTGTTAATACTTTATCAAGTTCTTTAGAAATTTGATTAATACTATGTCTCATTTTATGCTTAAACCTTGTTTCTCCTACAGTTTCATCTAATAATTCTTGTAGTAACAATGCAGTAGCAAATATTTTCAACTCTAAATTATTTTTATTCATCATTTTCTCCAGTTATAAATTCACAATGTTCTAAACAGTCAGGACATATACCCATTTCTGTTTCAGTTGTGGAGGTCCCACAACAATCACTAAATAATTCTTCTTCCATTTTAATTCACTTTTAGTTATGCTATTAGGTGATTTCATTCACTTATTTTTCCCATGTTTTCGATATGTTTGTGTCTGCTTTAAGCAAACCGTTAGGGATAACAACCTTAGCGGCCTTCTCCATTAGTTCAGTCATTCTTGTAGCCCAATCTTCAGCTACATCTTCACGACATACAGTATCTATCTGATCATGTACAGTCATAACAATTTTCACAGTATCCTTCCAAGACTTTTGAATATCTCTGTGTATATAAACAAGTGCAAGCTTAGTCATATCAGCGCTTGACCCCTGAATTGGGGTATTCTTAGATGCACGTTCTATACTCCCAAGCTCAATCATCTTACTTTTATCATCATACATTTTAGGATACCAGGTATCAAACCATCTTCTTCTATAAAAAGGAGCAAAGGTCTGTATATAACCATTACGTTTACCATATGTACCTAATTTGTTTAGAAATTCTCTAATATTAGGAAACTCTGTAAAGTATTTCTCTATAAGTAGCTCTGCTTCCTTCTTAGATATTTGAAGATTCTCTGCTAATTTGAAAGGACCCATTCCGTAGGCCAAACCGAAGTTGATTGTTTTGATTTGAGTTCTAAGCTCCTTCCGTGCATCAGCGTCAGCGTTTCTCCACCTGTCTTCAAATACGAGATCCGCACATACTCCGTGCAAGTCCATGCCTTTGGAGAGAGCATCAAGCCATACTGGATCTTGACTCCCATATGCAATGACATTCAGTTCCTG